AAAGAAGCGCCGTTGGGTGTTGCTCACCTAGGTATTTGGGACACTGTGCACTATACTGCCGAAATGACAGTGGCTGGTACGCCAGACGCTGCTCTAGTACCTGGCCAAGCGTTGTATTCATCTAAAGATGAAGCCAAGGTTACTAATGACACAGCTGGTGGCGCTGCTGCTAATGGCGGCCGCGTTAATGCTACAGAAGTTGCTAAGGTAGTTAAGGGCGCTAGCGTAGCCAAAGCTGCTGCTAACATAGCTAACACCACTTTATATCCAATTAGAATCAAACTTTTGGTTTAATTGGAATTTTTTTATCTTGAAAGGATTAAGGCACGGATTAGAATGTGCTTCCTAAACTAATATTATAGGAGGAGTTGTATACAATGGAACTTAAGGAAATGCAAGAACTCTTTAGAGCTACTGCGGAGCAGACCCCTGAAGGGGCAGCTGCGTTTAGAGCGTTTGCTGCGGCTATCACAACTCCAATCCTTCAGAAGATTGAACTGGAGTCAATCATGAGACAGATGTTTAACGTCGAGAGACTGGCTCCGGGTGCACAGGCAGTATATCCTGTCGCCGAGGATTTTGAAATTCCGGTTTGGGTTCTGCCTGGTCTGGGTTATATGGCTCAGAACTTCATTGAAGGTATCGGAGAAGAAGTATACATTCCGACATTCGCTATTAATGCGTCTGCGGACTGGAAGATTACTTATGCGAGAGATTCTCGTATTGATATAGCACAGCGCGCTGCAGCTCGTGTGGCCAAAGACTTGGCCAATTACGAAGAAGAGTGTGGTTGGCGAGTTATTATGCCGGCAGCAACTTCTGCGTTCTCTGGTAAGGGTCTATTAGGATCCCGTCCAGCCCCGATTTATGAAATCAATCCCGCTTCCACTGGTGCAGGCTACCTGTCCAAGGAGCTCATCAACAAGATGATGGTTGGCTTCAAGAGAATCGGTCGTCAGCTGACGGATCTGTATGTGTCTCCCGAAGACGCTGCAGATATTCGTGAATGGACTGACACGGACATTGATCCCGTAACTCGTAGAGAAATATTCCAGGCTGCCGGAATGGGCAGTATTTGGAATGTGAGCTTACACGAGGTACAGCACCTGGGTGCTACTGGCCTTTACAACATTAATGGTGACGGTTCGGCTTTTGGTAAGTTTATTGCCAGCGGAAACGTTTATAATAACTATACCCTGGATAATCCTAACATTACCAATGCTGACGGTACCATTAATACGTTGGGTGAGACTCAGGTTCTAGGTCTTGATATGAGCGTCAACGACTCTCTTGTCATGCCTATTCGTAAAGAGTATGAAGCTTATGATGATCCTACCCTGCTACGTGTTCAGAAACAAGGTTTCTTCGGCTGGGCCGAATTGGGCTTTGCTTGTCTGGATCCGAGAATGTTGGGTATGGGCATTATTGACCGCTCACTATAAAATAAATCATAAGATATCTCGCGCTTCGGTGTGAGATATCACAAGAGACTTATGGTATTATTATTTAAGATTATATTAGCTATTATAACAACGGAAGCTATTACCCAGTTACTTACTAAATCAGAGTTCTCAACTAGATTTATTAAGAAACCTCTATTTAAGTGGAGGGGTAATAAATTTTTTGGATTTCTCCACGATATTTTAGATTGTGGGTATTGCACGTCTGTGTGGGCAGCCATTATTCCAACCATATGGCTTTTCAAATCCACACTTGTGTTAGATATTTTTATAACAGCGTTAGTCTTACACAGATTGTCCAATATACTACATTTTATTATTGATTGGTTAGACGAGAAAAGGCCAAGGGATTTTATCTTAGACGAAAATGAAAAGGAGAAGTAGAATGGATTTAGAGAATGGTTTTGTAAAAAACATGACTCATGTCTGGTCGCACACAATGAAAAGGGCAGTTGGACCAGGCGCAACAATCCCGCTGCAAGAATTATATGAGCAGTACGGAGTAAAACATAATCTCGAGCCAGGCGAAGAATTTGTAAGATGGCTAAGAGATGTTAAGCTTAGAGACAGAAATAAATGGCAGATATTTCTGGATAAAAACAAGCCGTTTGAGGAGACCGAAACTTCAGTAATTACGGAACCTAAAAAGGCACCGGTTGACACGAAGTCAAGGGGGGACAACGTAGCACCAATTGTCGAAAAAGAGATGGATGTTATGGATGTTGTTAATCTCACTGTAAGGCCAGCTAGGGAGGTAATTCCCAAGATCAAAGACATCAAGCTGCTTAAATACGCGTTGAGAGAAGCAAACCAGCTTGCAGGAAAAGACAGTTTGTGCCGCATAATTAGGAAAAGAATTTCGGAATTAGAAGTAAGTTCTAGAAGGTAAAGGTCAAAAGATCTCCTTTAAATTATTTCTGTTGTTTTAAGCCAACCGAGCTACACAGGACAGGCCTATGTATTTAAAAAGGGTGTAGAGACGGGGCGAAAAACCATAGAAGGAGAGAGAATAGATGGCTAATGATAAAGTCATATTACCATTGGAGAAGTTAAGGGACCAATGTTACTATACTAACGTCGTTAGCCTTTTTTGTTTTTTAGGTAGGTAAATATGATAGTATTAAGAAAATTAGCTCAAGTACAAGAGCAGGAACTTTATAGAAATGGTACGATAGTGGCTGATACTTTGTCTGGCACAAAGGACAACTCTAACCAGACCTATTATACTACCTACGATTATGAGTTTGATAGAATAGATCTACATTATAATGGTCAGACACTTCATGCCCCAGAAGACTTCACACAGGGCCCGGCACAGAATCAAGTAAATTTAATTTACATACAACCGTACCCCAGTGATGTCTTAAGAGCAACGTATCAAATGGCAGCTTCTGATATTACTCCAGGCGCCAGGAACAGAACGCCAATCCCATTCGGTGTGTCCAGCCATACTATCCTGTTTAGCTCTCCCTTCGCGGATACGAATTACAATATTAATTCAGATTTGATTACATCCGATGGAGATCCATCGATCTACTCGTATGTAATAATGGACAAAACAGTCAATGGATTTACGATTTATTTCTCTGGAGAAATCGATTCAAGTAATTATGTATTAGAATGGCTAGCTTTAAGATAGTATACTAAAAAGGAGTAATAAAAATGGCCAAATTTAAAGATCTTCACCTTTTGCTTCAGGAAGAACAGCGAATACTGTTCGGTCCTGATGCCCTTGGTGTCTATGGCCCAGATGAATACCCAGCTACTACTTCTGGCATCAAAGCTTTTATGGGCTGGACTACTATTTCCGGATATAACACTACTTTACCCGGAGATGGAGTCACCTCTATCACTCCCGTGGATGAATTGGCCATTTCTGTACCAGTGGCAGGTGAACGTGCTGTTGAGCCTTATCATATGGTTCGATACGACCAACTACTGTCATATAGTGGAATAGCTCCTGATCATGGTACTTTACCAGGATTAGAAGACGATGACCACCCACAATATATTCTAGTAGATGGTAGTAGAGGCTTTACTGGCACTGTAAGTGGTATTGATCCTACGGAAAGTTATCACTTAACCACCAGATGGTATGTAGATGGTGAGATCGCCACGTTATCAGGCGCGGTCTGGAATGAGCTGAATAATTATTTTCATCTAACTGAAGATAATACAGTTTATGGCACTAACATATTTGAAGGACCGACCTATTTCAACAATGACATAACTTACAGTGGTACTATCTCTGGTACCGGAGATATTTACACCACTAACATTTATGCCGATAATATGAAGTGGGGTAGAGTGGCTTGTATTCTAAATGCTAGAGATCAGGCAGTGACATTTGATAATCCATGGCCTGATGATGATTATACCCTAGTAGCCACGTTGACTAATGAGGTGGACGCCAAACCTTCAATCTATAGCACAATTCAAGGTGTTAAGACTGCGGGCGGCTTCACAACTCATTTTTCGGGCAAAATAGATTCCAACAATTTTATATTAGAGTGGCACGCTTTTTATAGTCAAAAACATTAAGGAATAGTTAATGGCTAAATTTAGAGAAGATAATCTGGACCTCGAAACCGGCGAACATATAGATTTCGACGATGACGATACTATCCAGATGGGATACGATGGGTCTGAGCTGTACCTGAACAGTACCCTAAGCGGGGTTCGTGCAGCTCAGCCTTATCATATGGTAAGATACGACCAACTTACTGAATCTTCCGGTACTTTACAAGATCAAATAGATGATTTATACATGACATCCAGTGGGGTAGAAACTTTTCTAGATTTAAGTGATACACCAGATTCTTATACTGGATATGCCAACCAGTATGCCAGAGTAAATGAAACTGAAACCGGATTAGTCTTCTCACCTGCAATTTTATCCAGTGGTACTGAACCACCAGCATCTGGTACGGGCGGTATTTGGTACAATAATAATAATGACATCATATATTATTGGGATGAGAATAGAGGTACATGGTTCTCCGTTT